ATACAGATGCTATTGTTGCTTCTGCCCTAGATATTATTGCTGACGAAAGCACATTACGTAATGATATGGGAGAAGTACTCCAAATTCGTAGTTCGGATGAAGATGTACAACAAATTCTATATAATTTATTTTACGATGTATTAAATGTTGAATTTAACCTATGGCCTTGGATTCGCAATATGTTGAAATATGGTGATTTTTTCTTAAAACTAGAAATTGCTGAAAAATTTGGTGTATATGGAGTAATTCCTTACAACGCATTCCATATTGAAAGACAAGATGGATACGATAAAGACCATCCAGCTTCTGTAAGATTTAGATTTGACCCAGATGGTATTTCATCCCCTTCAGATTATGGTTACTACAATGTACCAAACTCCGGAGGACAAGCTAGTTCAATTTATTTTGACAACTATGAAATGTCGCATTTCCGTTTATTAACGGATACTAACTTCTTACCTTATGGTAGATCTTATTTGGAACCAGGACGTAAATTGTTTAAACAATATACGATGATGGAAGATGCGATGTTAATTCACAGAATTGTTCGTGCTCCTGAAAAACGTATATTCTACATTAACGTTGGTAATATTGCGCCTGCTGAGGTAGAAAACTTCATGCAAAAGACAATTTCCAAAATGAAACGTACTCCATATATTGATCAACAAACAGGTGATTATAACTTGAAGTACAATATGCAGAACTTACTTGAGGATTTCTATATCCCGGTTCGTGGAAATGATCAAGCAACCAAAATCGATAATTTAGGTGGTTTACAATACGATGGAATCCAGGATGTTGAATACTTAAGAGATAAATTATTTGCTGCCCTTAAGGTGCCTAAAGCATTTATGGGTTACGAAAAAGATTTGACAGGTAAAGCTACATTAGCCGCTGAAGACATCAGATTCGCACGCACAATTGAACGTATCCAACGAATTGTAGTATCTGAGTTGACTAAAATAGCATTGGTTCACTTATACGCTCAAGGTTATACCGACGAATCATTGACAAACTTTGAACTATCTTTAACTACTCCTTCTATTATCTACGATCAAGAAAGAATCGCGTTAATGAAAGAAAAAGTAGAATTAGCTAACTCAATGATAGAAGCTAAATTGTTACCTACTGACTATATCTATGAAAATATCTTCCACTTGAGTGAAGACCAATATGATGAGTATAGAAACTTAATTGCTGAAGATGCTAAACGTAAATTCCGATTAGCTCAAATCGAAAACGAAGGTAATGATCCACTTGAAACAGGCAAATCATATGGTACACCACACGATCTAGCAGCACTATATGGTAGAGGTAGATACGATGCAGGTGAAGTACCTGTTGGGTATGATGAAAATGTTGATTTAGGTCGCCCTGAAGAAAAAGTAACCAATAGAAATACTCAAGATAATGCTTTTGGTAAAGATAGAATTGGTGCTTCTGGAATGAAAAAAGATGGAGACGAATCAGATTCTACAAAAGTAACATATAAAGGCGGCTCACCCCTGGCGTTAGAAACCAAAACTAAACGAAACCCTAATTCTAGAATGTTCAATGATATCAAAAATCAGAAAAAACAAATGATATTTGAGTCAGATATTAAAGGGAATTCACTATTAGATGAGTCACAGATACGAGAGTAAGAAAATTTCATATATTTATAAATAAACAAATATAATAGAATGCAAGTCAAACATTCAAAGTATAAGAATACTGGTATCCTTTTCGAACTATTAGTTCGTCAAATCACCACTGATACACTAGATGGTAAGGATTCACCAGCTAAAGATATACTTAAAAAATATTTCGTTAAAACGGAATTGGGTCGTGAGTACAAGTTATATGAAACGTTATTGAAAAAAACATCTTTGACTGAAACTAAAGCAAACATTGTTGTTAGTACATTAACTGAATCATCTCTCACCTTAAATAGAGGGGTTATCAAACGTCAAAAATATAACCTGATCAGCGAAATTCAAAAACATTATGATTTAAACGAGTTTTTTAACCATAAACTTCCAAATTATAAAGTATTTGCTGCGTTCTATACGTTGTTAGAAATTTCAAACGTTCCACAAAATGCTAATATTGATCAAACGATCAATAATAAAGTAACTATTTTAGAACATTTAACAGCTGCTCAAATCACGGAAAATAAATTACGTGATGAGGTAATGGATGAGTTTAATAACGTTGATAAAGATGTACGTTTAATTGCATATAAAATGCTTTTAGAAAGTTTTAATTCCAAATACGATACATTGCACGGTAAACAAAAAGAAATTCTTAAAGAGTATATTACTTCAATTGATAATACATCTCGTTTAAAAGAATTTTATACTAGCAAAATCAATGAAATTAAAGAAACATTAACTTCATTAAACGCTAAAACTAAAAACGAAGTTACTAAAATCAAAATAGACGAAATTATTAATCTCATCCAACCCCCAGCTAAAAATGCTAAGATAAATGATGATAATTTAGTTGACTTGTTACAATATTATGATTTAATTAATGAATTAGAAACTGTAAATGTCTAAAATTAAAGAAATAATTCGTAAAAAACTCAAAGAAATGAGCGCTACCGGAACAGGTGGTGCTTCTTTTACTGCGGGTCAAGGTGAAGGTTATGCTACACCAGCTGCGTTTGCTTCTAAAACTAACTCAAAAGGAACTAAAAATATCTACTACTATAAGTTGGGATTTAAACCAGTCCCAGATAAAATTAAAGGATCTGGATTGCAGGTTAAACAACTTTGGGAAGAAGATATATTAAACGAAGTAAACGAATTCCAACAAAAACGTTTAGACGCGTTAGATGAAATTGAAAAACTAATGAACGAAATTAGTCCATTGATTTCAAACGCTAAAAATGAAACAATTGAACTATATAGCGGAAACGCAGGTTCATACGATATAACAAAACCAATTGAAATGGTAAAGAGTTATCTCCAAGATATAAAACAACTATTATCAGAAAAATAATGAAAAAGACACTACAAGATCAGTATTTGTTAATCAAAGAAGGTAAAGGACACAAAGGTGTTTTCTTATCAGAAGCAAAACGCCAATTCCCAGATATCGTTCGTAACGCAGCTACATTTAATGAAGCAGCAGCTTCTCTTATTACCAAAAATATCATCTCAGAAAATGTAATTGGTTTAGGAGCTATTAATTCTCCATTTGAAGTTAAGAAAAAACAATCATTTGAAACTGCGTTTGAATCATTTTTAGCTGAAGCTAAGAAAAAAGAAAACGAAGAAGAAAAAGTAAAAGCTGAAGAGAAAAAAGTGTCTAAACCGGTTGAAGAAGATTACGCACGTAACTTTGATCGTAAAGACGATAAAAATATAGACAACTTGATTTTTGATCAAGTAATGACTGGATATTACGCTGAAATGAAAGATCCTAAGAATGCAGATAAAACAATGCAGGAATTGAAGGATATCGTGATGAAAAACTTACAAAAAGATCCAATCCACTACACAAAGGATGGTCAATTTGGAGTTAAAGGTTTAGGCTATACAATGGATGCTCCTGGTTTAGGTGAACCAAAAGAAGCTAAAGGCAAATACAAGTCAAGCGGATATGGTGATTTAAAAGAAGGTGTAGAGAAATTTGTATCTGATGTTAAGGATGCTGTAACTAAAAAAGGCGATAAAAAATTCTCACCCGAAGAAATTAAAGCTAAATTAAAACAAAAACGCGAAGCCGAACTTAAGCGTAGAAAAGAAGCAGGTGAATCACTTGAAGAAATTACATTACGTGAAGTAGTTCAAAACATGATTTTTGAAGAATTAAATTCTGAGGAATTTGAAGATACTCTTTTTAAACTTGAACAACCACATTTAAGTGATAAAGCATCTTTAACTAAAATTCAAAAAATATATGCTCGTCATAGTGCTGGATTGAATTCAATTTCTCAAAATATAGAAGAAAGCGATGTTGAAGAAGCATATCAAATGCCTAGCGTTAACACTTCTGGTAAAGGTGGTGCTGGTGGTAGACGTTTTATCCCATCCCAACTTCCTTTCCCACAAAACATTAGAAGACGTTTTGGCGAACATATTGTTTACAACCCTGGAAGTCAAACGCTATATATCTCAGATATTCTTTACAATAACCTAGTTAAAGGATATGGTGATCAACCAGCAATCAAAAAATTGATTATGGATATTCCACCAATGGTAAAACAAATCCTTAACAAACCTGATAACTACGGTCCAACAACTGAACTACCTAAAGAATTTAGAGTATATCACCCATTAAATGCAGAAGTTGAAAAAGCAAAAGCTGATAAATTCAACAAAGCTGGTGATAAACAATATTGGGCTGAAAGTGATTTCTTGATTCCTAACTTGAATATTATGGAAGAAGGTGAAATGGAATCTTTACGTGAAGGTGTAGAAAAAGATTTAGCAGACATCAACAAAGAAGCAGAACAAGAAGTTTTGCAAACTAAATTGGAAAAAATTGACGCTTTAATCGATCACAGACGTTCTAAACTTTCAAAACTTGACGAAGATGAAGATATGAAAGCTTTAACTGATAAGAAAAAAGTTAAAGAACTTGAAAAAGACATCAAAGCACTTGAAAACGCTAAGAAAAAAGTTGAGAAAATAATGTCTAAATTCAAAGGTAAAAAGAAAGAAGTTATTGACGAAACCGAAGACGAATTAGCAGATGAATATGTTGAAGATGCTGATGAACGTCAAGATGATGGAGAAAAAACAGATTCAATCTTATCAAACTATAACAATTTATCGTTTAATGATAGAGTTGATTTAAGGGGTGAATTAGACGATAGAGCAGCAGAAAAAGGATATTCAAATGACTAAGCAACTCCTAATAGAGACTAGACACTTCAGCCCAAAACCACTTTCATTATTGGAAGGGATGAAAACTAACGGAAATGTTTTCGTTGAAGGGATATTGGCTACTGTTGAAGTTAAAAATGGTAATGGTCGCTACTATCCTAGAGAATTATGGGAACGTGAAATCGACAATTTTGCACGTAAAATCCAACAGAGATCTACTGAAACATGTGGTGAATTGGACCATCCGGACTCGCAAGTAATCAACCTTAAAAACGCATCTCATGCGGTGCGTGAATTGTATTGGAAAGGTGATGAAATATGGGGTAAAGTAGAAATTTTCTCTGACATGGGTGATTTAGGTACTTCATCTGGTCGTATAGCTGGTGCCTTAGTTAAAAATGGCTTATTAATTGGTATTTCTTCTCGTGGAATGGGTTCATTAAAAGAAATAGGTGGAGTAATGGAAGTACAAGACGACTTTGAATTATTGACTTGGGATTTAGTTTCCAACCCATCCAACCCAGATTCATGGATGAAAAATGGTGCATTAAACGAATCACGTACTACATTCTTGGATCCATACGCTAAAACAAACTCACTTATTACCGAAATTTTATGTGCTAAAGGCACATGTCCGATATTTTAAAATATGCAAACCGGTGAAAAATTAGCCCTCATTTGAGGGCTTTTTTTTACTTTGCGACTTTGAATATATCAACACATACATATAACCCGAATATGCCACCCCCCTCACATCTTATGTGGCATCAATTAAATGAATTCTATTACGTTTTATAATAAACGTACTTTCCCAACAAAATTAATTTAGGAAAAATGGCAACAAACAGAGAAATGCTTAAAGAAGCAATCGCTGACGCTAAAGCTGTTAAAGAAACTGCAATAGCAAACGCAAAAGCTGCTCTAGAAGAAGCCTTCGCACCTCAATTGAAATCGATGTTATCAATGAAACTTCAAGAAATGGAATCCGAAGAGGATGAAATCATGAAAGAAGATGGATTTGGAAAAGGAAGAGCAGAAGGAGATGTCGGATTTAGTACAATGGGTGAAAAAGCCCTTGATGAAACCGAAGATAAAGATGCTGATGACATGACGAATGAAATTGATTTAGAAGAACTTTTAGCGGAGCTAGAATTAGAAGAAGGAGATATGGAAGGCCTTTACGAAGCTGAAGAAGAGGAAGAAGAAGACATGGAAATGTCTGACGAAGAATCTGAAGAAGGTGAAGAAGAAGGTGAACCAATCGAACTCGAAGACATGACAGACGAAGATCTAAAAGACATGATCGAAGATGTTATTAAAGACATGATTGCATCCGGAGAACTTGAAGCTGGTCACGAAGGTGAAGAAGGCGAAGAAGGTGAAGAAGGAATGGAAGACATGGAAGGCGAAGAAGAAGAAGTCGATTTAGCAGAACTTTTAAAAGAAATTGAAGAAATGGAAGATGTAGAAGAAGGTATTTTGGATAGAGCTAAAAAAGCACTTTATGGTGATCCGATGGATGATGTAAAAGCATTTGCAAAATATCTTGAAGATAAAGGTAAAGATGCTTCTATGGCTCAAGCTATCTTTGATGAGACAGACATAGCTAAGAAAAAAGAAATGGTTAAAAATCTTGACCTTGACAAGTCTAACATGACTCAACGCTTCGGAAAACGTACCAACGATGTATTATTCAGCTTAGGTGCAATTACAAAAGATGAAAGAGATAAAAACCGTGGAGTTGGAAATTTATTTGCTGCAGGTGGTGGTTTTGCTGAATCAGCTAAAATGAAAGCTGAATTAGATGAAGCTCTTAAAACAATCAATGTTCTTAAGTCTGAATTGAACGAAATCAATTTGTTAAATGCTAAATTGCTTTACACAAATAAAATCTTCAAAGCTAAAAACTTGAATGAAAGTCAAAAAGTGAAAGTGTTAAGTTCTTTTGATAAAGCTAAAAACGTAGGTGAAGTAAAAATGGTATTTGAAACATTAAACGAGGGTATTAAAGTTTCTAAAAACATCATTAAAGAAAACCTAGGTAGTGCTTCAAAAGGTACAATGACACCAAACGTGAAAAAACCAATCGTAGAGTCAAACGAGGCATTCTTAAGAATGCAAAAATTGGCTGGAATTATTTAATTTAAACTAAAAACAAAAAACAAAAAAATGTCAAGTATTAATTCATTACTAGAAAGCGCAGCAGGTGGGTGGAAAAACCTACAGAATGACGCAGCTCGTATGTCCTCAAAATGGAGTAAAACGGGATTATTAGAAGGATTAGGAAGCGAAGTTGATAAAAACAACATGGCTATGATCCTTGAAAACCAAGCCAAACAATTGGTTGTTGAGAACTCAACTACACAAGTTGGAGGTTCAGGATTTACAGCAGGTCAAGGTGAAACTTGGGCAGGTGTAGCTCTTCCATTGGTACGTAAAGTATTTGGTTCTTTATCAACTAAAGAATTCATGTCTGTACAACCAATGAACCTACCTTCAGGTCTTGTATTCTTCTTAGATTTCCAATATGGTGATCCTAATGGTAAAGTTGCTCCTCTTGGAAACTTCGGTCCTAATGGAGATGTTTACGGTGCTACTTCATCTATGTATGGTAACACAGACCCAGGTAGAAATGCTGACCCATCTCAAGGTTTGTACGGTGCAGGTCGTTTTGCATACTCAATCAATCAATTCTCTGCATCTGTTACTAACGTAACTATTGCTTCAGGTAGTTGGGCTGATTTCCAATATGCTACTGAATATTCAGCTTCTGCTGTTACTGGATTTACTAAAGTTAACGTTCCGTTAACATTAGCTACTAACTACGATACTAAAGGTGTTCGTGCATTCGTTATCGCTTCAGGTTCAGCTTTAACAGCTGCTGCTAATGCTCGTTTGTTACCTCAGTTTACTACAGTAACAAATAACACTGCATCATTTATCTTTAGTGGTTCTGTTGGTTCAGCTGTAGGAACTCTTCCAGCTGCTGGAACAAACACATTATTCTATAACGTACAACCAGTTGACAACCGTCGTGGTGATTTCGAAGATAATTCAGGTGCTGGTTACCCGAATGCTGATTCAACATCTACAGATTCTTTAGCTATTCCACAGATTGATATCAAAATGAAATCTGAGGCTATCGTTGCTAAAACACGTAAATTGAAAGCACAATGGACGCCAGAATTCGCACAGGATTTGAACGCATACCAATCATTGGATGCTGAAGCAGAATTAACATCTATTATGTCTGAGTACATCGCATTAGAGATCGACTTAGAAAACTTAGATATGTTGATCCAAGATGCTTCTGCTGCAGATGAGTACTGGAATGCTCAAAACAACCAATCATTGAATGCTGCTAGAACAGGATATGATAACTTGAATTTCTACAATACACAAGGACAATGGTTCCAAACATTGGGAACTAAATTCCAAAAAGTAAGTAACAAAATCCACCAGAAAACTCTTCGTGGAGGTGCTAACTTCTTGGTATGTTCTCCATCTGTAGCAACTATTCTTGAATCAATCCCAGGATATGCTTCATCTTCTGATGGTGATGTTACTAAAGCGTCTTACGCATTTGGTATCCAAAAATCAGGTCAAATGAACAACCGTTTCACAGTTTACAAAAACCCTTACATGACAGAAAACGTTATCTTGATGGGTTATAGAGGAGCTCAATTCCTTGAAACTGGTGCGGTATTTGCTCCATACGTTCCATTAATCATGACACCACTTGTGTACGATCCAAACACCTTCACACCACGTAAAGGTTTATTGACTCGTTACGCTAAGAAAATGATCCGTCCGGAATTCTACGGTCGCGTATTCGTGTCTGGTTTGAACACTATCTAATATTAGATAAAAAACCGATTATAAAGAGCCGAACGAAAGTTCGGCTTTTTTAGTTCTCCCCTAATATTTATTAGCAAATATAGTTATATGAACGATTTTAATAGAACGCCACAAGCACAAGAGGTTTTTAAATCAAAAAGAAAACCTAAAGGTCCAATCAAGTTTGAAATTCAATTAAATGAAGAACAGAAAAGGGCAAAAGAACAAATCCTACACAATACTGTTACAGTATTAAAAGGTAAAGCAGGTTCCGGTAAATCGCTCTTAGCGGCTAACATAGCACTTGACTTATTATTTAGTAGAGAAATCGAAAAGATTATTATTACTCGACCAACTGTAGTAGCAGGACAAGACATCGGTTTCCTCCCAGGAGACGTTAATGAAAAACTTGCTCCATTTACAGCTCCGGTATATGAAAACATGCATCGATTATACAATAAAGAAAAAATCGAAAAATGTATTGCCGAAGGTGAAATCGAGATTGTACCTGTATCGTTTATGCGAGGTAGAAACTTTACCAACTGTTTAGTTGTAATTGATGAGGCACAAAACTTAACTGATACACAAATGGAGTTATTGTTAACTCGTATTTGTCATGGATCTAAAATGATATTTTGTGGAGATGCCGCCCAAATTGACTTAAAAGATCGCAAATCATCTGGATTTGATGTAGTATGTAAACATATGAAGGATGTTCCTGGATTTGAAGTAATTACATTAGAAAAAAATCACAGACACGAGATTGTAGAGTTTATCTTGGACGTATACAAGAATCTTAGAGCGTAGCAGTGAAATATAAGGTTTTGTTAATATTTATAACAAAAATAAATGGCTGCTGGAAGATATTCTTTTGTAATCGAACAAGGCGCTACTGTAGACTTTCAAGTAGCATATACAGACTCTAATGGTGATCCTGTAAATTTAACAGGCTATCAAGCTAGAATGCAAATTAGACCTAGTTATGGGTCGAGTGAAATCTATATCACATTGTCTTCAAGTTTAGACCCGTGTGGAACAGGCTTAAACTTAAGTGGATCTAATTCAATTAATCCACCTACTTCGGGTACAATTGGTGTATATATTTCCGCAGTGTCATCTTCACAATTAAACTTTACACAAGGTGTATACGATTTGGAACTAGCCTCAGGCAGTGGTAATTGCTATGTAGTAACAAGATTGCTAGAGGGACAAGTACAATTATCACCAAATGTAACCTTAGGTAGTTTCTAATGGCTGGATCAATTAATGTAAATCAAAACAACAACAATGTCGACATTCAAGACCAGAATGGAAGGCTGACTATTACTGACAACAATGCTGGGACTACAATCAATGTAACTCAACCTGTTACTAATGTAGTCACTGTAGCTACTATTGGTCCCCAAGGACCACAAGGTCCTATAGGTCCAATACCAACATCTGGTTCATTTACAGGTGCATTTACCGGTTCATTTAGTGGTTCATTTACAGGAAGTTTACAAGGTACTGCTTCAAATGCAGTAAGTGCTTCATATGCTTTAACAGCATCTTATCTACAAGGATATATTTCTCCATTCCCATTCACTGGTTCTGCTCGAATTACAGGATCATTAGGAGTAACTGGTAGTATATCTACTACTACACAATTTTATCATTCTAGCTCATTAGATTCTAGCAATCGCATTTTATCTGACGAAAATAATAATACATCAATAGATTGGAATAACCGATGGTTAGTAGATGCTACCGGACAACAACCCAATATTAAATGGAATGATACTGATACTTTTGGAATTACCACAATTCCTATTATAGAAAATTTTGATCACCCAAGGATATTAGCTGAATTGCAATATGCTTACGATAACGAGCGTACAATTGTAAGTGGAAAAATATTAGAAAGAGCTAATGTTGTTGGGGGTCTTACTAATGGTACTTTAGTATATTACAATAAATCAAATGACCAATGGGAAAATTTTCCGCAATCTAGTGTTTCTTTCCCCGATAATTACCTGACAGGTAGTATAGGAGTTATATGTAATGGGGGTGAAGGTGTTTTACTTGAAGGAACTATTACAACCATTGTTAATTCAGCTGATCCAACCGCATCATTTGGCCCTACAATTATTGGTGATCCAGAAATTGGCTCCGCTTTATTTGCTGCAGGTTCACTTTCTAACCCTGCTACAGACACTGTATTTTCTACTCAATATCCGACCACAAATAAAGATACGCAGCGGATGTTAGGTCATATTATAGGAAAGAAAAGTGTAGATACCGGAGTTGACAGTTATTTAATATATTTTAATCCATCAAATGATTTTTATACATTAGTTGATGGTGGTAGAATTGGTACTATCGATGGAAACGATATATATGCTCAATACGCAGTAACAACAGGTAATGCTACATCTGCTTCATTTGCATCAACCTCATCATACTTAAATACACTCAACCAAGATTTAACAATAACAGGAAGTATAAGATCTACAGGTGGATTTACAGGTTCTTTACTTGGTACTTCTTCATATGCTACTCAAGCATTAACAGCTTCATACGTTTTATTAGCCCAAACTTCTAGTTTAGCATTAAGAGTCTCTGGCTCATTAACCGGTTCATTATTAGGAACAGCAACAACAGCTTCATACGTTTTATTAGCACAAACGGCATCTTTTGTTCAAACTGCTCAAACTGCTTCATATGTTTTAAATGCTCAAACAGCATCTTTTATTCAACAAGCAGTAAGTGCTTCATATACTATAACAGCTTCATTTATTGAAACTAAAACAGTATTTAATCAACCTATATTAGGTACTGGCAATGTAGGTTTTGTTACTAGATCATTTTCCCAATCAATTGATAGTAATTCAACCGGTGAAACTCAACTCTTGCAAATTACAATCCCTGCTAACACATTTAGCGCATCCGATAAGCTTGCTTTTTTTGCTTTTTTTAGTAAAGTAGGTACTGCATCAAACACAACTCATCGAATCAAAATAAGTACTTCGTCTTCTATGCCAACTGGCGGTACATCACAAGTAGCGCAATATGCATCGGCGAACACTATTCAATTTACAAAAATAAACAGAGAGTTGACAATAAACGGAGGCTTTTTAAAGGGTTATCCCTTCTCCCCATCAGCTGTAACCGACGCTGGTGTCTCAACCACAGCAATGAGCTCAGCCCCATTTGATGTTACTCAAACTCAATACGTGTACGTTTCAGTTACACCTACAACCACACCAACAACTGACGTAACTCGTTTAGAAGCATTTGAAATTAAAAATATTTAAAATTATGTATGCAATCATAGAAAAAGAAACCGGCAAGGAGTTATATTACAAAGCTGATAATATAGTATTAGATACAGAATTAGCTATAACTGTATTACGTAATGAATATATGGAAAATCCACATTTTGATTTTGAAACTCAAACTTGGTATGACTTAGTTTTAAATCAAACTAATTAGATCTATTCATATTTATAATAAAATAATTAGGCAATGAATATATCAATTTGGCCCGGTTCAAGCAGTTTCTTCCCAGGCGATACACCATTCGGATTTTACGATAACGATTATCAATTCCAACAAGACGCTGACAAATTTGCAAAATTTGCTGCTCAACGTCTAGGATATCCGTTGGTTGAAGTTGAATTACAGGACATTAACTTTTATACTGCTCTTGAAGATGCCGTAACTACTTACGGAAATGAATTATATGCCTACCAAGTAGCAGACAATTTATTGACATTTCAAGGTAACCCATTAACTATTGCCCCTGCCAATAACAAACTAGTACAAGAAACACTAGCAAATGTTGTACTCCTTTCAAACCAATATGGAACAGAAGCAGGTGTTGGAGGTAAAGTAACCTACTATAGTGGCTCTATCCAACTCAACCCAGGCCAACAAGAATACGACATGAATGAATGGGCAATTTCCCAAAGCATTTCAGGTGGTATTGAAATTAAACGTATCTACTACGAAGCACCTCCTGCAATCATGAGATACTTTGATCCATATGCAGGTACAGGTACGGGTATGATGGGTATGCTCGATAGCTTTGGGTGGGGTTCATATTCCCCTGCAATTAACTTCATGTTGATGCCTATCAACTATGACTTGCAAAAAATTCAAGCAATTGAATTTAACGATCAAATTCGTAAATCGCAATACACATTTGAATTAGTAAACAACCAACTTAAAATATTCCCTATTCCGGTTGTACATTATCGTGAATTGTGGTTTCAATATGTAAAATTAGATGATACAAGACATCCATATGCAAACATTAGTGGTAGTGTAATTACTACCCCTGGAGATGTACCGTATGAAAACCCAACATACTCTAACATTAATTCAATTGGACGTTCTTGGGTATTTGAATATGCTTTAGCTTTAACAAAAGAAATGCTAGGGTATGTTCGTGGAAAATATTCAACCGTGCCAATTCCTGGATCTGAAATTACATTGAACCAAAGTGATTTAATTACTGCTGCAACAAATGAAAGAAATGCACTAATTGAACGTTTACGAGTGTACTTAGATTCTACTTCACGCAAATCTTTACTTGAAAAGAAAGCAGCAGAGGCAGAAAACCAGAAAAATATATTGAACGACGTACCAATGACAATTTTTGTAGGATAATATGGCATTATTTGGAACCCAACGAGACGTATCCCTATTTAGACACATTAGCCGTGAGCTGATGTGGGATATTATTACTCAACAATGTGCTTATTATCAACTAATAGACAGCCAAACCAAAGTAAACATTTATGGTGAAGCTGCAGGTGCTAGATATTACAACGGACCTATTCTACTTAATACTTTAATCGTAAGAGGCGACAACCAATCCCCAGTTAATGAATTTGGTGTAGATTACGATCGTCCAATGGAATT